GTAACACTAAGAGAAGGAATTGTTATAACCCCTGTAGCATAATTGATTGTTCCAAGTGTAGAGTTCTGATATGTTCTTGTTGTTCCACCAACGAGATAATACAATCTCACATTACCATTGCCGTCATCATCCAAATAGAATGTATTCGTATTTCCAGTTATTTTAAAACCAGTAGATGAAGTGATACCACCACCCAAAGTATTATGTCCAGCATGTGGATTAAATAATTTATTTGCGTAGTTAATAATATACTGTGTTGTTGTGTTTAGTGATGGAGTAATACTCTTAACAATTTTAATCGTAGAGATGTTTGAAAGAATAGATGGGTCACTAGCATCAATCAAACGAGACAGTTTAGAATATCTAAACACTCCATCAAACTTTTCTAAATCACTAGTGTTATAAGTTGTCATTGTGTTACGAACAACAGTCGCAATATCTGATGCAGCCTTTGTTGTTTTGTTTGCATCAAACTTAACAGTAGTAATGATTCTAATTTTTGTTGTTTCTGGATCAACAATAGTTGGACGAACAGAAGCAATATTATACTTGTCTAGTGAAGAAGCAATAACATTCTTTTGTGCTTGTGTTAAATTAATTCCAGACTTTGTTTTAATTGAAATATAAACCTGTCCATATCTTGGCGGATCGTTATCCTCACCACCCCATACCTGTAGAGCTTTAGTGTCTGCATATATTTGTGGAATGATAACTTTATAATCCTCAGTAGTAACTGCACGACCTTGAGATGCATAATCTAAAGGTGCGTTGTATTTGATAGACTGAATTGTTTCTGCGTCTGCACCACCATTAGCAGCAACAAGAGTTGCAATGGTAATATCAGTTACACCAGATACAGATGTTCCACTAAAAGTTTTTGCACCATTAGCGGCACCTTTATTCGTAACAACATATTCTAGAATAACAATGTTACCATCAGAAAGTTTTTTACCAACAACATTGTCACCAAAATAAACTTCAAACTTACCACCATCAACTTCCTGTAGAAAGTAAACATTAGATGTTGCAGTTACTTTTGAAATGTCAGTAGCGATAGTGTAAGTTGTTGTTGTTAAATCAGCAGAAGAATTTTGAACAGAAACTTTTAATGTAGTTGTGTCTGCACGATTATCTGTTAGAAGATATTGTTTATCTAGGTTTGAATTGTCTACAGTATATTTTGTAGTAACAAGTGTTCCTTCATATACTGGAAGGTTTGAAAAACGAAGAACACCATTTGTTGGTGTGATACTTAATGCTTCATTGACAACAAACCCATAAGTTGTTCCATCAACTTGAGTTGTGAATTTAGTTCCCTTATCAATTGTTGCAGAAGTTATAACTGAATTGTTTAGAGTTACATCTAGATAAGCAACAGGAGCACGAACTGAACGAGGAGTATAACCCAATGTCTTTGCATGAGAGACTACAGAAGAACGAAGAGTTGCGGTGTCCAAGAACGATTCATTAATTGCCATATTGGCATTCATGGCAAGGTAATGTGTGTTGTATGCCAGAAGGTCAATAATAGTTGAAAGTCCAGAACCCTCAAAATTATAATCAGAAAATTCTGATTGGTTCTTCATGTATGTTTTTAGATTAGCTTTGATATCATCAAAATCTAATTCAGTAACTTGGAGTTTTGTTGCCATCTTATCTTAGTCTCTCTAAAAATAAATTAACTGTTTGTAGTTCAGTCGGAGAATTAACAATATAAAATTCAATTACAATCTCATACTGGTTTCTGTCTATGTCACCGATACAAATAACATTTGACAAGTCTACTCTTGGTTCAAAGTTATTGATGCAATCCTCTACATGTCTTGCAAGAAGGTTTGCTACAATTGGTGAAACAGGTTCAAACAATGCATCACGAATATCAGAACCAATCTCTGGATGGAATGGTCTCTCATAGTGATTTGTGTTGATGAGATTTCTTACGCTTCTCTTGATAGCATCTACATCAGATAGTTTAGCAATGTCACCAGTAACAGGGTGCTTAGTGAAAGATAGACTAATATCTTTGAATAGTCTAGAAGCTCTTTCTGAATTGTTTGTTGCCTGTGCATCGTCAAATGCTGTCGGATTTACTGCCATTTATAATCTCCTGTTTCTATTTATAACGAATATCAGAGATTGATGAACTGTCTGTTCTTGATATGTTGTTCTGCGATATCATCTTTGGATTGCCCCATGTAACGAACCGCATGATGTTTCTCAATCATATATTCATTGATTGATTTGTCTGCGAAGTCTGTGGTTCTCCATAACTCACCAAGTATTCTGCCGAACTTACCTTCTGCATCCTTATGTGTTTTAAGAACAACTCCACTCTTATCATTCAACATACCAGTAAGGAATTCCTTTGCAGCAAGTCCATACTTCTTTTCTTCTAAATCTCTTGTGCGACTTTCTGGTGTATCAATACCGTGAAGTCTAATCCGTTCCTTCTTTAACCAAACGCCAAACCCCAAGTCAATGTCTACATCAACTGTGTCTCCGTCAATAATCTTTACTACTGTGCATCTGTATTCATACATATCTAACCCCCTGCTGATACTGTGGGCGAACCAGACGCTGATGCATTCGGCACCCAACTCCCATGTCCACCTGTGGCATCCCCAAGTCTATGAACACCAATTCCGTTTATCTTTACTGTTGAACTTCCACCAACTGCTGGATCACCACAACCTGTAGCATCACCTATACGAACAACCGCAGCACTGTTGCACGAAACATTTGGCGAACCAGATGCATAGGGTGTTTGATGAAATGGATTAGGGGTCGGGCTTGCGTGACCCACATGACTATCTAATCCTACTCTACTGATTGCTGGCATATTATGCTAACTGGTAAAACTTACCAATGTCTCCGTATCTACTATGATTCCACATCGTGAATATCTGGTTGCGATTGCCCGCATCTTTACATGAAATGTGAATCCATGGCAATCCTGTTCCTGTGTTTTTGAATTCTAGAATTAATTGATCGTGTGGAACATTCTCACGAATCCAAGTTGCGATATTAATGTAATCAGATTTTGCTGCACCTGTGAATTGCATATCAGCAGCCATTCCTCTTTCATGTTGTGATGTTCCACTTCCAATTCGGAAACCAGAAGTTACAAACATATTTGGATACTTTGTCTTGATTGGTTCAAGAACATTGTTTGCAAGGACAGATAGATTATCAATAATAACTTGTTCCGTATTACCATGTTGATTATGAACAATACGGTTCTTGGTTACTACCGCACTTGAAGATATGTCACGCAACTTAAAGTTAGGTGATATCTGTAAACGATAGTTAATACCACCAATGAACTTACCCTCTGCATCATAGTTGGAAGCATCAGTTGGGTTAGGTGATACAGAAGTATTTGTTGCTTCTGGTTCTGAGATATATGGATTATCAGATGTTGTATGATCTCCAGAATTATCTACAGGAATAATTGGTCTAGCAGTTACCGATCTTGTAATGTTCTGTAGTGTATAACTTCCCTCTAGTGCATTGAACGAATAGTCTGACATAGAGGATGGGCGAATATCACCACGAGTTACCGCAGCACGAACATCATCTAATGAAAGTTCCTCATCATCATTTGCATGGAATGAATCATCATCCTTCAATACCACAAATGGTTTAGGTGCAAGAACCTCTGCACTCTTAGGAGCAGTAAGAGATACTGGATATCCGTCAGTATCAAGTAGAGTGGATTCATTTGTCCATGCTTTGATACCAGTGTCTAAAGTTCCACTGTCAACATAAGTCATTGCTGGTGCGATACCAACCACAGCGGGAGATGGGGATACTCTAGGAACGATAGGTGCAATAGTTACCGCACTTCTTCCATTACTATTCAAGTCAACAGTTGAACCGTCAATATCAATTGCACCAGAGGCACCAACCTTTAGTGTTGCGTTTGCGTCTAACTGCATTGCACCAGTAGATGCAGCAGTATATGTTCCTTCTGTTATGAAACTTGAGTTACCAGTAATCTGTGTTGCGTATGTTCCGTCAACTTGTTTAACATAGTTCCCATCAACCACCATGTCATAGTTGCCAAGAACTGAATTAGTAAAATCAGATGCTGTTATGATTTGCATCTTACCATCTGCTTGTATTAACATATTACCAACAGAGGTTTGCGACATTGTTGTTTTGGAAGTCATCTCCATAGCTTGGTTTGCAAACATACGAATGTTCTGTCCAGCATGGATATCAATATTCTTTCCGACATTCAGTTTAAAGTTCTCATCAACTTGTGCATCCATGTCACCACGAACATAAAGAGAGGCATCACCATCCACATAAACTTCTATATTACCACGAACACGAAGTTTCTTATCTTTGTGAACAATCTCATAATCTTCTCCGACAACCTTAGTTACCTTTGAACCGTCTGGATGAATCTCATAGAAAGTTCCTGCTCTATGATACTCATGAATTCTTTCTCTGCCTGGCGTATCATCAAACTCAACAATGTGACCAGATTCAGTTTCCTTTACATGGTTGAAAGGATACTGAGCCCCGAATGCGGTTTTAGGTTCACCAGTTAAATCGTCAACTGATTCTCTTTTGCGTTGAACCACTGGATGTTGATTCCGCAAATCGTTTGCTGCAAGTCTATTTGTATCTGGTTCGTTTACCCTACGAGGATAGAACGAATTGGGGTCTGAGAAACCATTGAGGTTGTTTGATTTAGAAACAATGATTTCAACTTCTGCACCATCCGCTGGCGCTTCATCAAAAACAATTCTTCCTGCTTCAATCGTATATGCCATTATGCAATTCCTTTTTCAGTGGCAAGTTCTGCAAGAGTAATACTACCACTTCTCAAATTGTCTGGGGGAGTTTTCCCAAAGGCAGATGGATAGAAATGTCCACTGTCATTTTCAATTTCGTTTACAAGTCCAGATGGAGCGAAGGCTGCTCGAGCAGTCTGCGTATATCTAGATACGCCAGTTCTTCCATCATCATAAGTTTGTCCGTTGTCATAATAGATTGTCAAGTCAATAGCAGAACCATAGTTGTGCCAAGAGTAACCAGGCCTTGCTGCGTATCCCACCGAATTGTTTGCTTCCCATCGACTACGAAGTTCTTGCTGTTGTCCAAGTGAACGATAAGAGAATGCAATGTTGCAATCAAGTTCTGGACGATTATCTGCAAGAAACTTTTTCACACCATTTGCAAAACGAGTTCTTACTTGTGGTGCGAGTTGATTAATCTTGGATGCAATGTTAGATGCAAAACGAGATTGTGAAAAATCATTTGCGGTATAAGTTGTGCCACCACTGTAATCTGATTCCGTAAGTTCAACATTGTTAGGTGAAGAGGGAGCGATGTTAGTAGGTGTTTGAACCACACCATTAACTTTTACAAGAACAGTTGCGTCAGTTGTATCTGATGGAGTCGTGAATGCAGTCTGTGTTCCATTTGCAGTTGTTGTTGTCGTAACAGGTTCAGACTGTGGAACTCTTTGTGCTGGGTCAAATGTGTAAGGTGATTGTCCTTGCGGAACTGCATTGGCCGGTGTAACGCCAGGCAGTGTTCCGAATACCATTGGTTCTTGATAGAAGTCTGGGTCACGCCAGAAACCTACAACCCATGTGCCTTCAATCGGCCCAGTAGGTGAAGAACCAATTCCGCCAGAAGTGGCAGAGTTCATTGGTTGAATAGAATATGCCCATGGCAAGTCAATAGTAGGAAGTTTGATTTTGTCTTGAGTGTGGTATCCGTATACACGAACACGAACACGACCTAGTTGTATCGGATCATTACGATCTTCAACTACGCCAATCCACCAGACGAAACCATCTTTACCTATGTAATAATTTGGAGTTTGTGCCATAAAAAGAAATCCCCTTTGCATCTATTTATGACGCAAAGAGGAATCCCTTTTATACGCAATCTGATGTTTCTAATAATCTATGTAAGTATTCCTTATCGGTTACAGACATACATTGTTACTTCAAATCCAAATCTCATTTCTGTTGCTGTAGGTTTAGTCCACATAATATTCTCCTTAGTTGAATGACACTGTAATGTCTAATATACTTATCACCTATAGGTAATAATTTGTCTAAGGATTATCATGAATATATGATAGTTAATGGTCGGAGATGTAGGATTTGAACCTACGACCCTCTGCTCCCAAAGCAGATGCGCTACCAGACTGCGCTAATCTCCGGCAATAAATTCACTGAGTGTAGGACGCTCACGCTTTCCTAAAGTCCAT